AGCCGAATCATCAAGCAGATCATCGACTCTGCAACATTTAAAAAAATCTTTCCTAAGGTCCAGCTTCGTGCTGGTATGCAGTCAGATATTGGTTGGTCGATCGATTTTGACTATGCGGGAATCAGCCGCGTGGGTGATGAGGAATTTACCCTTCGTGCAGCGGGTCTCCGAGGTTCTATCACGTCGAAGCGTGCGCACCTAGTCATCGTGGATGACCCTATTAAATCGAGCACGGATATTAAAAACCCGTCGATTCGGGATGAGATGAACAACAACTGGAGCTCAGTTATCGCTCCCATTATCTTTGAGGGAGGGAGAGCCATTTGTCTCGGAACTCGATTCCACCCTCTGGATATTCATAAGACGATGTTCGTCCCTGAGAAGGGGTGGAAACAGGTTCAGCAGGAAGCGCTTACGTACGACAACGATGGCGAAGCTGTCAGTTACTGGCCTGAGCAGTGGAGTGTCGACTATCTGTTAGGTCAGAAGGAACTGGACCCCGTGGCATTTGCGTTCCAGTACCAACAGCAACCGGTGATGACGTCTGATCTGATCTTGTCTCCTGACTTGTTGATCAAAGGAGATGTTGTTACCGAGTTTGATTCTCTTGCTGTAGGTATCGACCTATCCGCCAGTAAAAACGAAACTTCTGACTACACAGCCTTTGTTCTTGGCGGTCGTCTAAAGGATCAGTACTACATCATCGATGCTCATCAAGTGCGTTCGATCGGGAACCTTGAGAAGATTGATCTCCTCTGCAAGATGCTTGTCGAGTGGGGGATTCTCCAGGAAAACTCAGAGGGCCAGTATTTTCCTACATACTCCACATGCACTCTGGTTGTTGAAGCCGTTGCTTACCAGGCTTCTCTAGCTGCCGATCTCAGACGAGTGATGCTGAACGAATGGGGCCTAGGTAATCTCCACATCCACGAGGTCAAAGGTTTTAGAGGGGATAAGATCGCTCGCTTCCGAGGCACCTTAGGTCTTTTAGAAAATAAAAAGGTAATCTTTAACCGTTATCGAAGGTTTGATCAGCTTTTTGATCAGGTGATCAACGTCGGGGCAACCTCTCACGACGACTTACTAGACGCCTACACACACCTCATGTGCTTCTTGCAACGCCGTGGTAACTATCACATGGAGTATTGATTGATGATCTCCGAATCTTGGCGTCATTCAGAAGCTCTGATGAATACTTATCGGGTGATGTTTAACATCACTGCACATGATCCTCTTTCTCGCGTCGATCCCTTATTAGAAGTTCTGCGTGGTTATGACAAAATCCCTGCAGCTACTAAAGATGTTTTTATATTTATCGATCATGAGCATGCAAACGATAAACAAATTCTCTTAGATCTCTTACGACCTAACCTCAAGACTCTTTATCTTCAAGTCATTGTCGCTGGTCCTGAGTATCAAGGGTTTGCTCTGTGCTGGTCGCATAAGCAAATACTCAAGTTAGCTATTGAAACAAAAGCGTATGACATTTATATGTATAGCGAAAATGATATGGTTTTTACTAAAGAACATTACACGTATTGGTTAACCTATCGTCAGTTCTTGAAGCCACTGAATTTAGAACCGGGGTTCTGTAGGTACGAAAGGTACGACGAGAAGTGTGTTCCTTTTGATAATTACAGAAAATGGTCTTTATCTGGAGCTACCAAAGACGTTTGGGGTGATCGACCTTATCGAGTAAAAACGTTCTTAACACCGACTATTGACTTTGTTGGCTTTGTTTCTCTGGGAAATCCTTATATGGGTCTTATGGTCTTAGATCAGGAGATGGCTGAGATCTATATTAAATCGCAAAGTTTTGATCCAGTTGCGAGTTTTGAGCTTACGCGCCACCGCTGTTGGCCCATCGCAGATAGAAGTTCTATGGGTCTCGCTTTTGAAGGACTCAAAGCAGATCAGGAGCATCGCCGCGTTATCCCGATAATTAGGGAGGGAGAGAAGCTTCTCGTAGCGCCGTGTGGGCTTGTTGAGCATTTAGATAAAAAGTACAGCACTCGTTTAGCTGATGAGGATGGTACCCTCATGGATATTTCTGAGATGCTTGTTGTATGAGCGATTCCGTCTCACATCCGTCTCACTACACTCAAGGTGACATTGAGTGTATTGATGCCTTACGAGCCTCACTTGGACCCGAGGGTTTTAAAGGCTTCTGTCGAGGTTCGGCGATTAAGTACTTGTGGAGGACTGAACACAAGAACGGTGTTGAAGACCTTAAAAAATGTGCATGGTACATAAACAAGCTCATCGAAATTGCTGAGCAAGAGGGTTAAACTATTACCGAGGCTTCTTACCTATGGATATTCGCGCTTTCGGTTCTGTATTTCCTCAGCAGTCCAGCCTGCCCTATGCCAGCGGATTCGCTTGGGTGCCTGGAGATGGCGAGAAGCGATTCAGCACATGCCGTGGTTTATATATTGAAGGGGACGCGACCGACGCCTTTTATATCGAGCTGAACGATGCTCCCGGACAGTGGATTTTGATGGAAGTTGGTGCAAATAAAGTTTTACCTTTTGCTGCCACAGCGATTAGTGGCGGCAATGTCGACAGTGTCAAGGTGCTCTACTGATGGCTAACCAGTTTGTCCCTTACGCTTTTAATTTTTCTAAGGCGTATCAAGATCAGGTTTTTGCAGCTGATCAGCAAAGGCGTGCGAATCAGGGCGCTGATTCTGCCTTCGCTCAAATGGCGGCTGACGACGAAACCGATATGACTGGTCAGCCAACTCCGCAAGCCCCAAGCACACCGATGGTTACTTACGGAGACGGTTTAGAAGGCCCCGTGGATGCTCTCGAGCAAGATCGAGAAGTTATGTCTAGGGCAAAAAGGCGGGCCTCGCAGTATTTATCTGAAGCTGGTTGAACTAGTATGTTGGCAGTTTTGATACTGCCAGCGTGCTGCTAGACGTCTTTACTTACTTCAACGAGAAGGAGCTTCTTGAGCTGCGTATTCGTACGTTGGAGGAGCACGTTGATGGCTTTCTTATCACAGAAGCTAATAGAACGCACAGAGGCGAAGAGAAGCCTTTTACTTGTTTAGAGACGCTTAAAGAACTCGGGATTTCTGACGAGAAGATTCAGGTCCTACACGTCGAACTCCCTTCGAAGGAGGAAGCTCCTGACCCGTGGCTTCGTGAACGAGGCCAACGAGACGCTGCCAGCGTTGGTCTGCATATGGTCCCGGATGACACGATTTTTATTTGTTCAGACCTGGACGAGATTGCTAACCCCAATAAGTTGGAAGATCTTGTAGCAACTGTTGAGGCGAATCCTGGGAAAGTCGTAAAGCTGAGTATGTCTATGCACTATGGACGTGCTGATCGTCAGCTTGTGACTGCAGATGGTTCGCCTTTCAATTGGCGTAATGCATTTGCTACAAACGTCACCACCTTAAAAGCTCATAGCACACTGTCAGCTATGCGAGCTGAAACTAATTATGTGACTTTCGGAGAACTTGACGCAGGCTGGCATTTCAGTTGGATGGGAGATAAAACTCGTCGGCTTGCGAAATTAAAGTCTTACGCTCATTGGGAGACTGATACCTCAGATGTCGAAAAGCACTGTGCGGAGTTTTCTGCAGATCCGGGTGGTGTAGATATGCTCGGAAGGGAAGATCACATCATCGAGAAGTTCCCTGTGGATCAGCTTCCTGAGGGTGTCTTTCTGCTGCCACGCGTTAACGAGTTTTTGCTCCCTTCCTGATGTTTGTAGATACCTTTACCTATTTCAACGAAAAGGAGCTACTGGAGCTCCGCATTAACGCGCTCAAGGATCACGTTGATGGTTTTGTTATCGCAGAGGGCGATAGAACTCACCGAGGAGACCCTAAGCCTTTCACTCTCAAGGAAACAATTAAGGAGCTTGGTCTTCCTTCTGATTTAATTCAGATTCTTGAGGTTAGGCTTCCTTCGCAGGAAGAGGCCGTAGACCCGTGGGTACGTGAGCGCGGGCAGCGTGATGCGTTAGCTACAGCACTCAAATACCTACCCGACGATACGATTTTCATTTGTTCCGATTGCGACGAACTGCCTAACTGGGAGTGCTTCGACGACCTAAAAGCCGCATTAGAGCAGGTCCCCACACGGATCTTTGGGTTAAATATGTCGATGCACTATGGGCGTGCGGATCTTCAGCTTTTTTCTCCCGAAGGAGAATTGTTTGAGTGGCGGTGTGCGACGGTCTGCACCGTGGAAACACTTAAAACATACGGTTCGTTAACACGCGTGAGGGAGCAACCGAATCGAAAGTTTATTGGTTGCCGCGATGCAGGTTGGCACTTTAGTTGGATGGGTACTGCAGATCAACGAGCACAGAAGCTAAGCTCTATTGCAGAGCATTACATATGGGATCATCCTGAGGTCCAAGCTTTGTGTGCGAGTTTCGTGCCTCAGGAAGGCTCTACGGACATGCTTGGTCGAAAAGATCATCTATTAACTAGGTATCCCATCGAGGATTTGCCCGAAGAAGCGGTTAAACTGGACAGAGTGAAAAGGTATCTGCTTCCCGATGGCCGATAAAATG